GATGGTCTGCCAATTCTTTTCAATGTCCTCCGGTTTCATATTCTCCAATTGCGCCTTAGTATAGCGCACGGGTGCCGGACTCGCCGGATTCGTTTCCGCACCTATGGCCGGGCCGGGACCAATGCCAACCACCATAACACGCATGGCAGCCCGCAATTCATCCTCAGTTTTTCCCGTGATAAGCGGTAATAGCTTCAGTGGTAAGCCTTCCTCATTGGCGATCTTTGCCTTAAGGTCTGCTTCGTCCCTGAGTGCTACTTTCCCCTCAAGAGCCGCGCGTGTCTGCTGCTCGTTGGCTAACTGCTCCTTGAGAGCCGTGTTCTCAGCGATCAGTTTTTCATTATCGCCGCGTCTCTCTCGCTCAATCTTCAGCCGGTCAGCAACAAACCGATCCACATCGGCCTGAGTAAACTTTTTCTCTTCATCTGTCATTCTCTTATACCCCGTGAGATAACGTTACAACATTAAGCTAGGATTCTCTTCTTTAATTGTAGTTACTGCGGTTTGAATATCGGCCTCGGCCATCTCAGGATCAAGCCGCTTAAGGCTGTCTGCAATGGTGGTTAGGCCCGCGTTCTTTCTGGATACTTCATTCTTAACAATCTCTACCTCATCTCTTGGCAATCCGTCCTCAAATTTGATGGTGATCTTGGTTATCTGTGCGGCTCCCGCGCCACGGCCAACCACCTCAAGCAGCGAGACGACGCGCAGGATTTCACGCACGCCAGGGTCAAGCCGCAGCCGCAGCCTATTGACCTTTGCCAGGGTGGGCATCATAAGCCGCTTAAGTGCGCTGCCAGACTCCGCCAGACCTTGTTTAAGCTCACCTAAGGCAGCCGGTGATAACTCAGAGACCATGTAAAGCTTCTGGATAATATGGTCCATCTGAGTAAATGCCGCGTCTAGCTTCGCATCCCAAACCATATAGGCCGGGACAGGCTCGCCGGTGTTATAGCCGAAATAGGAGCCGCCGCCCGCTACCACGGCCTCCCCTGAGTAGGGATCGATATCTATCTTTGATCGAGGCCCGGATATGGACGGGTCCGCGTGCTTGGTCAGGATTCTTGAACTCTGAATAAGCCGCTTCTCCAGCTCTTTAACCAGGTCGTTCATATCGCTGTAATCATCCATGCCGAAAACACCATCAGATCCTAAGATGTTCTGGACAGGGACCACCAAGAACTCATTAACTCCGGTTTCGATTATTGGCGGGATCTTGGCGTATCTCTCGAACTTGGTTAAAGGAACACCTCGAAGCTTACCACCTTCGACCACCATGAGCTTATTCGTGATCTTTCCTCGTTCATGAATCTCAGCACGCACATACTCAGATTCCCCGTCTTTGAAAGACCACGCGAGAACATGAGCAATGAACTCTTTGTTATCTGGTGACACCACCGGATACCAGAGGCGAGGGTTGATAACATCTATAATACCTCTTTTATCAAATCGGGCCTTAAATAGCCCGGTGCCGTTCCTGATCATATCCATGCAGACATCATAAGTTTTTAGGATGAGTGCATTCTCCATGATCAGGCGGTCGGCTGTCTTCTGAGGGTCCGCAGTGACCTTGAAAGGCTCGCCGCAGATCAGATCAGCAAAGCAGGTTGTAGCCCGCTTATACCAATTGACCGTCATATCTACGTGATTGCGGTCTATGCTCCCAACCAGGTCAAAGGATCGGGCCGGATCATTCACGGGCCGCCCGGTGCCGAATGGGTTTAGATCGGGCCAAACCACCTCATGCTTACCATCGTAGAGTAAGCCGTTCTTCTCATAGCGGGCCATCCTGTCAGCCTCGGATTCAATCGGCCACGGTGAGCCATCGCTAAAAGCATTGAGACTCGTTAAAACCATTAATTAACCTCCGTTAAAATATCGCGTTTACTATATATTTGAGTGCATCAATCGCATGATCCCCGGCCTTAATGGGCTTGTCTATGCCTAATGCCGCCGCTTTGGGGTCCCATGAATAGCTTTGCATCTCCTCAATGAGGTTAGGACAGTTATCGCTAATCTTCAGAGTACCGGCGTTTAGAGCGTTGGCTATCTTCTGGATGCCGCCAAGAACGTCATTATCCGCACCATGCACATACAAGCCAGACCTCCGGGCCTCGTAGATGAATGCCGCCGCTGAAGGATCGGCCTCGATGCTTGTCGGGTAGAGGGAGCCTTTGAAGGTTATTAGATCGGCCACGTACTGAGAATTGGTTTTCTGGTTCTGCTCCTTGGGGCGATGGTAATATTCATCGGTTGCTATCCAGGTGTTCTTATATTTGCATAGCTTGATAAATACCGTGGGATTGCTCGCGCCGTAGTCTATGCCTATTCTCATCTGGTCCATAGGCTCGACGGGCCGACCACCAACCACATGCTTAACCGGGTCGAAGTTGCCAAACACGGCACCCTCAGCGATTGCCCATTGCCCTTCAATCATGCGTTTGCGCCAAAGGCCCGTATAGGTCGCTTTGAGCCATGCTTTATACTTCTCATCGATGAATGCGTTATCATCAAGCTGGAAGTTCCAAACCCTGGCGAGAACGTCCTCAGCTCGATCAATGAAATTCTTCTTCATCCAATGGGCAGGCGGGCCGGGATTCATGGTAGCCCATAACTTAGAGCCTGGGAGGGACAGGCGGCTTACAAGCATGTTAAAGACTTCATAAGGATACGTCGCCGCTTCATCGCAATAGGCATCATAGAAGGTGGGGCCTTGCACTTTGGGCAATGCTCCTATGTTATTCGCACCTACCAGGTATATTTTGCGGCCAAATAGGAACAATTCGCCGGTTCCTGCATTCAGGCGGCAATTCCTGGGGCCTACGAACTCACGCAAGGGATCTATGCAGTTGCAGGCCAAAGTGCGCAGAGTGTTGCCCACCTTCACGCGCGGCACATTGACAGGCCCACCACCGACACGATCCGCCCATGTGATCAGGGAGCCAACCGTTTTAGTGGATCGCACCGCGCCGCTCAGAAGGAAGAGCTTGTTATCTTCATCTTCCATCGATTCAATCCAGACCGCAGCCGCTTTGCTATTGGCCGGTGGTAGTTTCCACATCTCGCCGCTCCTTCAATTCGCGTCTCATTGCTTCTAAGCCTGTCTCTTCGTCTTTGTTGGGCACTACTCTTTCAAGAAATCGGTAGGGTCCGGCCATGATCGAGCCTACCGCCGCATAGCACTTAGACGCGCGGGCCTCGGCTGCTGCGCCGAGACTTATCTCTAAGCATTCTTCAAGAAGTGCGGCTAAATCGTCACTGCGGCGCTTTGCTTCCCCTTCGACCAATGATTGCGAAATATGTTTGCGGGCTTTGTGATCCTTGATGCAAGATTCTTTTATGCTATATGTAGCGCTTAAAGTAGCATAAGGGATACCTCTTATGATATCCCTCTCTATCTCACATCTTTTAGGATGTATGCATACCGCACATCTCTTCATTGCCCACCACCTCAACTATACCACGTTTAACCCATGTTTCGGCTCGATAGGGGAATACGTCTAACATCTCGCCTACCTCCATCTGACGCATCTTGCCCTCTACGTCAGTATTATATTCTGTCTTGAATCTTACCCTAACCAAACCTTCTTTGACCTGCGCCATCATAGCCAAAGGTGCCAAAGGAGCCAAACGCACCAAAGTAGATGAAATTCCTTTATTCTCTTCTAATTGTATTTTCTCTATCTTGGCTATTTTGGATACTTTAGCTATTGTAGATATGTTCACTTCTTTGGCATCCGCTTCTAAGAACAGCCAAAGCGAATCTCTACCTTTGCCATGTGCTTCATAAAGCTCTGTCCTAACAATGCCACATAAGACCATAGTGCTAAGGTAATCATCAAATTCCTTAGCCTTAATCTTTATGTTCCTCATAATCTCGTTCTTGGTGGCTCGCCCTCCATGATTCTTGAGGTAAAGAACTATCTTGTCTATGATGTTCTTCTCTGCGTTCGCACCAACCAGATCATACATGGCTTTCGCGGTCGGTATAAGGTAGCTATCCATTAGGCGGCATACTTCCTCGATGGTGGTAAGGCTGATAGGCTTGGCCGGGTCAAACCCTGGCATCCCTAACTCATAAAGCATACTGAGCTTAACGACCGTGGGGTTAGCCCTTGAGAAGATCTGCATGGCAAACCCATCATTAGACTCAATCGCTTCCTCTTCCCTCTTCTGTTGCCATCTCTCATAGAAGTCTGCGGCCTCCGGGCTTATGTGCATTGCCGTCTTTCCCATGCTCGCGATCTTATTGGCGATCTCCTGAAGCTGTCCAACCACCACGCCCTCAAATGCGCTAAGTGTTTCATGGTTTCCTTCTCTGAGTGGCATAAACTTGGCCTTCTTACCCTGGGGGAAGAAATAAAGGAACCTTGCGAGGAAGCCGCTTAACTTGTCGTTCTCATCGGTGTTTGCGGCAAAGCTCGCGTCAGTAGTGGCCCAAAGCAGATTTAAGTAAGGATCATTGACGATAAACTCAGTTTGCTTATCCTTGCGTTGGGCCGTTCTAAGCTTGCGTGAGTAGGGTTTACAGTCATATAGGGAGGTCAGGCAGTCTTTGAAGCCTCTCATATAATCTTTTTTCATGAGGGATAACACGCCTGCGGCTTCGTCTCGTATCCACGGGCAATGCTGATGATTTGACATGTGCTCCGTGAATGCTTCCGGGCTGAAGTCAGTAGGCACCATCGCGGTTAGCATATTGTTTAATATCCGTGTTAATATTTCTTCGGCCTTATTAACTACCGTGCTCTTCCTGGCAAGGCTTGACTTACCATTGATAGAGATATATACATTTGGGTAAATGGTGCCTTGACTCAGTTCTACCCTGATCTTCTTATCCGACACCACCGCCAAAAGGTATATACCGGCAGCATACCAATAATCCTCGTATGCGTCGCTTATCTCCATGCCATAGGCTATAAGCCGCTGTATGAAGTGCTCTTTAGGTAATAGGCATTCAAACTTTGGGCCGTCTGGTAGGTGGTAGGCATTAAATTCAGCGTCGGTTAAAACGCGAAGCGAACCACCATCCATTATAGCATCAAGCTTCTTATCTTCCTCAGACCGGGGAGGTACAACGCGCGGCTTACCTGCGGTCTTTTTCAGGCCGTTGGTAATGGACTTAACCGCTTCCTTCTTGGACAGTCCGCAAAGGCCCGATGCAATCATTAAGCGGTCGCTTACCTCTGCGCTCGTTAGGAGGTTGGCCGCTACGAACTCGCCCATATTGCAGGCGGAAGCATAAGCTTGATCATAACGTGTTCCGGGTCGAGCCTGTGAGAGCTTCGTGTATTCATCTTCTAAGGCTCCGACAGCATACGCCTTATCCCTGGCCGTGTCATCGATTACGGGGCTATTAGGGGCCTCTGCGGTCATGCTGACCATTGGACAGGTTGCCGTATCTGATTTTACATTCTGCTTGAACGATATGCCAACCGCCAATATATCAGCGATAAGCGTTCTCAGGCTTATCTTGGTGGGTGATATGCCGTTCTTGAGCACATAAGATACTATTGCGCCGCCGTCCTCCGGGTCTAACTGTTTCCAGCTATTAGGGATAACCTGATAACACCTTTGGAGCTTGATCTCACCAACGGCTCGACCGTCCTTATAAAGCTTAAACTGTGCATGATTGGCGGGCTTACCATGTTCTGCTAATAGCTCCGCTGTGACATCATCGCATTTATACCAAAGTCCGAGGCGTCCGGGCCGCGTTTCCCATGTTGTGGTGGTTGGCGCTAAGTTATTATTCCCCGGTCCCTGGCAAAACGCTTCTGGTTCATCCTGATCAAGTCCAATGTAAATAGAGCCGTCACCGGCTGGATCTCCGGCCCTTACCCCAACGTTGCCGCCGTGCTTGCAAGCTTCCTCAAATGAATGGCCTTTCTCTGGTAATTGCCAACCACCTTCACAGGGAGGAAACTTAATGCCGTCAGCCATAAACACGAACTTCGCGCCCGGCTGATTAAAAACGGTTGGGATCTTCATCTTAGATCCCTTTCCTTATGCGTGCCAGCTCTTCGTATTCTTCATCCGATAGGCTATCTTTGCCTTGGCGGTGGTTGGCCTCAATGCTCACCTCCGCTTGAAGCTGCTCCTGATAAGCCCGATCCACTGATTCAAGGAACTCCTGATGATCCTTTGGCATATCGACCAACACGCCAGCCGTCTTAATGGATGAAATCGAGTCCATTAGAACGCGCCCGGTGCGGTCCTCAAAGAATAGGTGCTTTCCCCTGATGGCAATTAGACGGGCCGTGAATGTCTTTCCGCTTTCTTTTTCGCATCTTACAAGCTGTCCGATCCATGTTTTTAATAGATCGCTTATATCGGTTGTCTGCTGTTGCATTTAAATTACCTCAGTTTTGGGCGATGAAAGCCCTTTATAATTAATAACTTATTTTTGACATCCATTTCCTTTCTCGCCGCGCCTTACCATCTCGATCATTGCGCCTGAGAAAGTCCATGTATTCTTTATAAGGAGCTAAGGCAGGATCAGTTAATAAACTTCTCCTTTGCTCCTTTGTCATATCTGCGGATATCCAACCGCACTTATCACATGTTAAAGACTTATCTATAGTTATTATTGTACCACATTCAGGACATTTAAACGGCTGAACTTTGCCGTCCTTCATTATATACCACTGCGGCATATCTCGCAGGTTGTCAGGTTCGGCGGTGCATTTTACCCTTTTATAACTTGATTCAAATTTCATCGAAAGCCTCCGCAAGAGGTAGGACCGGCGAAAGGCCGGAAGGTCAAGCCTACCACTATCACCCCTTCCTCGCGTCCATGCCTGCCTGAATAATAAGTATCCTCGCGGCCTCACCTAAGCTGATGTTTTGATCTTCTGCCAATTCCTCTATTTCTATTCGCTGATCCGGTGTTAATTTGGTGGTCAGCTTTTCACTTAGTAAGGAGGTCATGTGAGTTATAACGCACTATGAGGATTTAAAGCTTTCGGTCAAAGCGTATATTCGATAAACTCAACCTCGCCGTCTGCATTGGTCACGGTGTTAATTCGCTTGATTGTTATTTCCGTGGTGGTGCCGTACTTGCGGAGATAATCGGCAACAGCATAAACCTCTTTGGTAATGACTTTAGCCGCGCTCTGCGTCCATGTGCCGGTAGATTGTACGAAAGCCTTTGAGACAGCTTCCCACCTACACGCGAAAGCGGTATAGACGGCCTCATAGATGTCCGCGCCGCCCGTGTTAATTGCCGATATATTGAGGTTGCAGTCTAGGTTTGCCGTGGTGATGGTGGGCAAAGCGGTTAGGTTAGTCGTGGTCGTCTTGGTGGCGGCTGCGGTAAAGGTGACTGTCTCCGCATTCACTGTAACGGTTCCAGCGCAATCGGTATGCGCACCACTGGCAGAAGCTTGAATCTTGACCCTGAAGGTAACAGCCGGGGCACCCTTGATTAAGGTTAGGGTGGCGGCGCTGAGATCATTATAGAACACCCATAAGACGTTTGTCCTCTTCTCGCCCGTGTCCTTCAGATAGGCATCTATAAGGCTCATACAATGGGCACCACCGCAGCTATGTAAGGATGCATCAATTGTTTGGCAAGTCTCGACGTGAGGACAGGCGCACCACCTTGATCAAGATAAGACTCCGCCAGGTCGAGAAGCTTCATGGAAGACACGCCTTGATCCTGAAGAGTGCGCCGGTTTGATGCACCATTCTTAATGATCTCTAAAGCTTCTTCACAACAGGCATCTATCACGGCCTGCGGCACGGTCGTACCATCTCCCGTGAATCCGCCCCTCGCCAATGGAATATATCGAGGGAAAGCATTTACCTGAGTAGATACGGCCTTCCATCCTTTGAGTGGTAGGCAGTCGATAGCCTGGGTAGCCATGTGCAAAGCACTTTCTTTATCCCCGTCATCGGCTGCCGTCCATTCATCGACATAAAGCCTAGTGCCGAAATAGGTATCTGCATCTGTATGATCTATGTAATCAGCCGTATTTATCACCTCAAAAAAATGTATTGCCCTTCATACTCAGGACATCTGAATAAGGGCAATAGACCCGCGCGTGGCATTTGTGTCAATGAGTATTGTCTCGTTGTACTGCTTAAACCAAGAGCTTTCAAATGGTCCGAGAACATACGTATTATTGGTTGGAAGCTGAAAGAGCTTGTCACCTAATGCGCTTCTCCAATACTCACCGGCAACGATGGTTATGTTCTGAGGGTAGGCCGTGGCGGTTGTCGTGGTGTTTATGACAAGCAGTTGGGAGCCATCCACCGATGCATTATAGAAGTGGCCGCCGCTGTTGAGTGCATACCAGTCAAACGTTCCGTTGCCGTTGGTCGTTGTGGTGGTTGGCTCAATCACGGTTCTAACTGCCACTGCTCCGACAGTCAGCATAAGCAGACTTGCCAGGACCGCAAAAAGGGTAAGGTGTCTCATTTAAGCCACCGCCCTTGCAGTCAGGAGAGCAAGACAGGTAGGGCGAACCACCTTAGCACCAAACAGGTGCAGGCCCTTAACAGCGTCGCTAAAGCTATCCTGCGGCCTGTAAGCCTCAACCTTTCTTATCTGCTCTGCGAAGCTTGCGGCCATGCTGTGACCTGCGATAATCTCAGAGTTATCCTTACCCTCGGAGGTGACGACAGGG